ATATGGACGTAGGCTGCTACAAATTGATGCAATAAATAACTCTTTGACTATTGTGTGGCCCCCTAGCGCAGCACAGGTTGGAACTGAAGAGTTAGATGGACGCATTACGGGAATTACTGGCGATTCTGATTGGATATATTTTTCATTAGTAAATAATCAAGGCGTGTCATACATTATGAAAGGGCAACCAAATACAACTAATTGGCACACCTTAACTTTTACTGAAACTCCTGCAATTAAAGGGATTTATGTAGCTGGAAGCAGCATTCTGGGGTCTACAAATTCATGGATTTTGTACGGCACAGATGCAACAGGTAGTAACCCGCCCACATCAGGAACACTTCGAGGTATTGTGTTGCCTAAAACGGGAATGCTACCTGATACTGACCCTGATTATAAGTTTGCTCAGTCAAGTGATAATCAATACATAGTAGGATCGTGGATGGATGTAGGGCAAGCATCATCGCCAAAGCTACTTAACGGAGCGAGATTATTATCACGAGGGTCTAATGAATCATCGCCTACAACTATAAGTTATGTAATAGATTCAGATGATTATCAAGATACATTTCAACAAAATGTTCAACGTGGTGATATTACGGGCACAGTTATAGGCACATCTACAGATAACGATACGACGTTTAATATTACTAATGAAATTAGATTTAATAAAATTAGATACATTTTAAAAATGACTCGTCCTGTAGGTGGGACAAACGTAGCATCTGTTGAATCGGCTGTATTAGACACTACTATTGCACCTGATCGGCGGAGGATGTTTGAGATGGATTTTGTGGTTGCAGATGACTTATCCCTTAAAGGCGGGGGTAAATCTCGTTACGGTGCAAAAGTGTCGGAAGAGTTTTTGTTTAACTCAGCGAACAGGCTGATTACTTTAACCGATATTTTTAATCGCACGTATTCAGTTAAGATGTTGAGTTTAAGATCCTCTGGAGTCATTCCGCAAGATGGACGAGACACGCAAGTGTACACCGTGTCATTCGCTGAAATCAACCAGCTAACTGACATCGGTGAGGTTTTGATCTATGATACAAGTGCGTGGAACACGGGAAGGATATATAGCTAATGGCTTTATCTAATGTTACAGCGGGCGATACAGCGTTAGCTGCTGACCTTAATCAATATAAGGAAGCGTTGGAAGGAACTCGTACCTTTGCTCCAACTATCGTAGCTACTTCAGGAGCTGACATAACTATGCGTTTAGCTGATGCAGGTGGCGCAAGGAAGATGATTGTAGAAAATTCGGCTGGTACTGACAGTCTTGTTGTTAGTTCTAACGGTACGGTAACTCCTACACAATTAGTAATAACTGGTAGTTCATCTCCATCTGCCACAGACGCAGGATATATACAGTATAACTCTACAAAAAATGTTCTTGCATATGGGAATGGCACACAGATTGTTGAAGTAGCTGACGGTGCAAGTACTAATCTTGCATTACTTAGTGCCGAGCAAACGATTAACAACACCGCTACGTTAACCACATTGGCGGACTTCACCACTGCATTAGTAGCAAACGCTACATACGTCGCTGAGTTTGTGTTGATCTACCTATCAGGTACAACACCAGACGTAAAGTTTAAGTGGGACATCGGATCGGTATCAGGCTGCACGATTGAATGGGGGCAGACAGGATCGTCAGCAATTAACGCGGCTGCTCCGTCTGGTGGTGGAGCGATTACAACCTACAACTCCATGCACGACCAGACTCAAACAATGGCTTTGGCAGGTCAGGGTACGGGTGCTGATAACAAAGTGGTCGTACCTATATTTGCCACAATTCACAACAGTTCAACAGCAGGGAATTTGAATTTCCAATGGGCGCAGAACACTGCGAATGGTAGTAACACATCACTACTGGTAGGTAGCTACATGAAAATCACAAGGAATGCGTAATGGATTTCAGCAACATCAAAATGTCGATAGGCATTGTAGTTGCCATCATCGCTCAAGCATTCGGGATCATCTGGTACGTGGCTCAGTTGGATTCGACTGTTGGAAATCTGTCCTCTACCGTTGGAGTTATTCAGGAAGAACAAACCACCGTTGACATTGCGGTGTTGCAAAACGACATTGAAGCACTGAAAGACAAGATCGCCATGACTCAGGAGATGGCGCGTATGTACACAGTGGGGAAAGCATTTGATTCATCTGAACTAGAGGAAGCTATCGAGGATCTTGAAGATCGCGTAGATGATTTGGAAGATGACTGATGGATGAGAATAAAAAGCCCTCTTTCTTTAAGAGGATTTTTCAGATTAAAGATGTCCACTTACCACCGATTAGAATCGGTGCACCTAAATGGAAAACGCCTGAAATTAATGTACGCCTACCGTCATTAAACGGTTGGCAGCCACCCAACCTGCGGGTTGCTTCACTTAAAGGTCTACACATTACGGGGGGCGTGTGGAAAGTTGGTACTTGGGGAATTGGGGTGGGTCTGTTAGTTACAGGTTTTGCTATTGGTACGTCAGTCGTGTTTACCAGAGCAGCACCTCATTTCCCCGAGCCAGCGCAATATCATGTAGCTGCGGTAGCTTCTGACCAGACCCTTAAGGTCGGGGAAGAGTGGACGTTTGAAGACAATACGTCATCTGTAGAGCGTGAGCTACAGGTAAATACATTACAGATCAACATGAGTGGAGCTAGAGCTGCGGACATTAGCATTACGGACCTAGAGATTGGTAAGGCAAACTTAGGGAGTACGGCTGCTATTCAAATACTAGGTGACACATCAGGTTCAAACGCATTCTTTTTAGAGTGTGATGAAATAATTATTACAGGTGTAGAAGCTAAGACGTTTAGCCTAGCCAACTCAGAGATATTTACGCTAAATATTCTTAATAATGTGGCAGACGGTATCTCTGTAGGGCCTACACTTAACGCAGCAGTGCTTGATATTACAGTTACTAGCACTCGTGGGTCAGTTAAAGTGCCTGCGGTTACCAGTGGATCTTTCGATAAGATACTCATACACACTGCTACGGCTGCATCTCAGTGCCGTACATTAACCATATCTAACGTGTCTGCGTATGGAAGTGGCATAGACCTAGACCATATTAAGGCGGGAACTCTGACGATTAGCTCTAGTAAGATAGGTGACGGCACAGGAATCGACGCTCCGAGCTTCATAATCGCGAACACAACCAAGATTCAAGTGCTTAATGCCACAGGAAATACGGAAGCACCCGTTTCCGTTAAGTAACAATGAAGCGTGTAATAGCCGCTGGTCTTGCCTTGAGTATGCTCATGCTCTTACCAGCTACCTTGCCTAATGTGGTGCATGTATCGTATGCAGTACCCCCTCCGTCTATTGTGCAAGTACACACACCCTTCGTAATGGCCCCTGTAACGCCGCTCAGCGAGGGTATAGGTGCGAGGATGACTAAAGACATTACTCTTTCTACCGATACTGCTGCGAATGATTTAATTTTTCTGTCTCGATGGGAATTGCTTAACGTATTAGCACAAACAAGTTGGCGTTCGTATGTAACAGCACATATGTACTACGTAGAAGAAATAGACCGTTGGTTTTACGACGACTTTTATGCTGTGAAGCTGTATGATCTAATGATGTGTGAAAGCTCAGGCAGGATAGATGCCATAGGTGACATAGGGATTGGGACAGGTATTTCCGTTGGGTTGTTTCAAATAAACACAGGGTACTGGCCTGAGCTGGCTAAAAAGTACCACCTGTTTAGACCCGTAGACAACGCACAGGCCGCGTATGAGATCTGGGAAATACAAGGGTGGGACGCTTGGAGCTGCCATGACAGATGACGAGCCTAAAAAAACCAGTAGTGGCACTACCATTACAGGCGTTCAGCTATTGGTGGGGATCATCTTTGTCCCCGTAGTCATGGTTTGGTTGGCTCTAGGAGCTAGGATTATCTGGTCAGCTACAGGTAACGTAGAAACTTTACAAAATATTGAGGGGCTTTTGACGGCGCTCGCGGTTCTCAGCCTACCTGTATCGATGGGGTTGGGTAAATTATTTGAAGCGTTTAGCAATGAGATTGATATACGCAGGAGGGATGATTGATGTATGAGTATAAGGTCACTCTAGACAGGGTCGTTGATGGCGATACTGTTGATGTGCATATAGATTTAGGGTTCGATGTGTGGTTATCAGGCCAAAGAATAAGACTAATGGGACTCGACACATGGGAGAGCAGGACTAGGGATCTAGAGGTGAAGGCAAAGGGATTACTGGCGAAGGAATTCACCAAGCACATGGTATCTGAGGCTGAGGAAATAATACTGGTGAGTCATGGGAGGGGAAAGTACGGGAGAATTTTGGGAGAATTGATTTGCGACGGAGTGAATCTCAACGACGCGTTAATAGAGAATGGTCATGCTGTGGAATACTATGGTGGGACTAAAACATTAAAGAGCTAGGAGTCGTGTATCGAATGGCTACTGGTTGTATTACTGCTATTAATAATTATAGAATGGGGATTGGAGATAGAAGATGGCAAGACTAAATTTCGCAGGAACTTTAGATGGATTAACGTACTCTGGCTTTCCTGTAAGCGGAACTGTATCAAGTTTCTACGGTGTTTTAAGACCTGAACTAAGTTCAGGTAAGGGGCATTCGGGCAATGATGTGGCTGCTCCTATCGGAACACCTGTGTACGCACCTATGGATGGAGTAGTTAATGATGTATTCACGACTGAAGAAACAGTCGCGTGGAGGAAAAATGTGGCGGCTATCTTTGGTAACTCTGTTTTCTTGCGTCACAATGACAGCACTGGTGGTCTTATTGGGTACACTTTATACGCTCATTTCAATGCCGCGCCGAGTGTCCGCCGCTCTGAATCCGTCAGTGTCGGACAACAAATAGGAGAGATTGGCTCTACAGGGCAATCAACTGGACCCCATTTACATTGGGGCTGTACGGTAGCAGATAACCCGTACTTCTCTAGGTCTAAAGGGCTGAACGATGCCTTTAAGTTTCTAGGGGAACCGCCTACAGGCGATGTTAATAAACAGCAATTAGCCTTAATGGATCAAGTACAGACATCTATGGATCAGATAGATGCTGCTCAAAGCGCGTTAAAGGATGCGTTTGATTCTGCAATGGGGCTAGTAGATGATATGGAGAACTAATGAACGAAGAATATAGGGATATTTTGGAACGTGCCGCGTCAACGGCAGTGCAAGCTGCGGTGGGGGTGACGGCAGGTATGAGCATCGCTGATATAGACATGGATGCTATGGCTCTGATAGCTACAGTAGTAGTCAGTGCTTTTGCTAGTGTTGTTAAGTCAGGTGTAGCTCAGAAGCTAGTGGGAGATGATTCTGCTAGTCTAGTAACATTAAAGCGCGACCCAAAGACAGGTCGATTTATGAAAAAGGAGAAGAAGTAATGGCTAGTATCGAAAAGAACGGCAAGAAAGCAAGTGCAGTAGGTGTACCTGCTGTGTATGATGCACCTAAACCCAAGAAAGCTAAAGCAAAAAAGTAACACATAGTTTATTATGTTTACAGGCTACCCTCTAGCCTGTCTTCAGTGCTTAGTGGAGGG